ACGGTTTCAAAGACAAGTTCGCAGACCATTTCCTCAAACTCAATCCTGATGGCGACATCAACGATGAGGCTATCGTTGGAAATTTGAAATTCGCGCTCAACACTGCTTTCAGTGGTGCAAGCGAGATTCTTACGGTCAAGAACAACCTCTTTACCTCGAAAGAAAACGAGTACAAGAACCAAATCGCAGAGTTGAACAAGAAGCTCGGCAATCCGACTCCGCCAAAAGAAACTCCGAAGGACACCATCTCTAAGGAGATTCAAGAACAGTTGGACGAACTGAAGAGGTTCAAGGAAGAGGAGTCAAGGAAGGAGAAGACTCAGAAAATCCTCTCTATTGCCAAGCAGGGCATCCGCCAAGACCTACATTCGTCTTTTGACGCTTATGCGGCAGAGTTCCACGCTTCTCTTGAAAAGGAGGATGCAGAGCAAGCCGAAGGTCTCATAAAACGATTCCAAGCCATCTTCAAGGACAGCATCGGCGATATTAAGCCTCTTGCTCCACGACAGACGGCACAGGTCGAGAAGGAGATGCTCGAAGGTGTGGTAAAAATTGAACTATAAGTTTAACAATTAAAAGGAGATTATCATTATGGTAACAAACATGGGATTTTATTTTGAAACCCAAAAGGAGGTTCGTGGTGGTAAGTTCGTGTGGTTCGCAGACAGCAATCCTTCTTTGCAGAAGAATCAGCTTCTTGGTGGCGACCTGCTGAATCCTAAGAAGGGTTTCGACCACTTCTATGCGGGTCAGCTCGGTAAGTACGTGCCAGGCGGCGGTCTGTCTTCAGACACAGCGGGAATCACAATCTTCCGTGCTTTCAAGCCAAAGGCTAACGCTTCTGCAAGCACATCGGTAGACGTGACTGCAACAGGTTACGAGGACGCACCAGAGGTAGGTATGATTGTTATGAAAGCCCCTTCTTCTGCAAATGGTACGGGGCAGTCTGCAAAGATTACCGCAGTTGTGTATGACAAGGAGAATGAGAAGTTTACTCTCACCCTTGACACCGCAATCACAGTAACCACCTCTGACATCATCGTGGAGGCTACAGGTACAGCAGCTTCAGCATCAGCTAAGCCACTTGTAGACAAGGTGAACATGTGGATTGAGAAGGATACAGACCTCATGCCAACAGAGGGCTTCGGCGTAGTGAACGGCAAGCATTATCTGTCAGGTGTGAGTGGTTGCGCTGCTTACCTCGGTCGTATTCAGCCGCTTCCTGCTTACATTCTCAGTCAGAACAAGTCGCTCATCGACGGTGTGTTTGAACTCTAATGTCTAACTGCTAATTAAGGAGATTTAGAAATATGGCAAACGCATATAAATACGCAGCAAACGCTGAGCAGCTTATTGAAAAGTTGTATCAGAAAGGTCTGTTCAACAATGGTGGAACAGGCTTCCTTCAGACCCTCATTGACGACAATATCGTCTTGAAGGCAAATTCTAAGTTCTGGCAGGAGCACTTCGATGTGGACGGAAACGAGTACGAAATCGACCTCGGCGACCTCCAAAAGAACCCTGCTTGGACAATGCGCATGAAGTCTAACCGCCCTGTTCCTACTGCTGACGCAATGGCTCCATTCTCTGAGGTTGCTCAGTTGGATGGTGAGGGCTTCACAGAGAAGACTGGTTCTATCTATCAGTTCGGTAAGGGTCTTTATGAGACCTCTCAGTCAAAGCTTGAGCTTCAGGCACGACTCCGCGAGCTGAGTGGTACAGACCAGAATCTCTTGAACGGCTACGTCCGCGGTATCGCAGACCTCATCAACACTCACAACTACACTCTTTCTAACCTTGCAGCGCAAGCACTTTCTAAGGGTGGTGCATACACAAACACAGGAATGAAGGGATTCGCTGCAATCAACGTGAATCAGTCAGCATACATTCCTACCGCCAACTTCAAGACAGCGGGCACAAAGGTTTGGACTGCTTCTGACTGCGACATCCCTTCACAGATGCAGAAGATTGAGTACGACTTCAAGGCTGCTAACAACATCGACCAGAGCACACCATTCGTATGGTGCATTCCTTACGACATGGTTGTGAACGTTCTTCTCCAGAACGCTGCATTCCTCAAGGAAGTCAACCGTTACATCCGCCTCTACGCACCTGACAAGGTTATCATCGTACAGAGCGGTGCTTCTAACGTTGACACAAGCGTCATCTCTCTTGAGCAGCTTGTCGAGTATTCTCGCTCAAGCATCTCTAAGATTTCACCTATCATGGTCGTTCGCGAGGAGCAGCGCGTACAGAACATTACCACAATCTCTACCGTTAGCGGTTGGGCAACAGGTAAGGCAGTTCTCCGTCCTCTCGGCAACAACGGCAAGGCAGGTGTGATTGTTCACGCTAAGTGTGCTGACGTTGAGATGATAGGCACAGGTGAGTACAACAACCTCATCAGTGTCAACTCTGCTAAGGCTCTCGGCTTCCTCTATGTGATGAACATCGTTTCTCCACAGGGTATGCTGAAGAAGTATCTCACAAAGGTAATCGGTCGTTATGCTCCTGTCTTGAACGAGGCAATGCAGCATGTGGTAGTAGACACTACAACTGCCGACGCTTAAAAGAGGGTAAGTAGATTGTTTAGGTAAATTGTATTTGTTAAAGGTAAGGAAAGATGACAGTATTAGATTGGCTCAAAGCGTCAGAACGCTATACTTTCGAGGATAGCACGTTCGAGAAAATTGCAGCGGAGAGAGGTTGCGACATAGAGGCAGACGCCTTTGATGCGGAAATCACTCAAAGACAGCGTGACCTTATGCTCGCCGACATCATTTTCACTGCGGTTCTGCTGAGTCCGTCTAATACCGCATCTCTTTCTCAGTCCCACAATGGCTATCAGAAGGTCATAGGACAAGAGCAAGACACCTACCGCAAGGACAAATTAAAATTCGCGCTTGCAATCTACAAAAAATACGACGATGAAAAAGCAGAGCTGTTGGAGGCTGTAGTACCAAAGATAAGGTTTATCCCGATAGTTGACGTAGACAGGTTATGAGTAATTGGTTAAGGTCACGAGAGGAAATTCTCGAATATCCATACATCGGTACGATAACGCGCATCGAGGAAGGTGACGGAATGGAAGAGGACACCGCCGTTGTAGTGTACGAAGGCGCGATGGACGAGCACATGCGTGAGGACGAGTCAGGCAACGTGCTTCAGACCTCAAGCTATATCATAAGCATTCCGCTTATCAAGGACAGCGAGGAACGTTATATCATACCGAAGAAGGGAGATAAGATTGAAATCGAGGTATTCGGTGACAAGTTTACGCTAACAGTGGATAATGCAGAACCTTCACAACTCGGAGGTGTAAGTGTATACGCGACACGTAATAGTTGGTAGATATGGGAAAGTCCAAGGTAATAGGTTTTGACGCAGACAAATGGGGACGCGACTTAATGAAGCAGTTAGTCGGTCAGCAGAATGCCCGTCTTATAGCCTACGCCAAGGAGAAAGTTCTTGAGATAGGAAACAGGATAAGCTCATATCACGGCAAGCACAACATGGACGACACAGGCAACTTGCTTGACAGCCTATGTTGGGGAGTAAGTTACGACGGACGCAGTATTGCCAACGGATTCTATAGGAGTCAGAAAGCTTCTCAGCCTTCTATGCTACACGGATGGTCGCAAGTCGAAATCCGAGAGGGAGCAGGAAGAAAGAAGTGGGACTACGAGAATCAAGTTTTGAACCCCTTCTCAGAGATGCACGCGGGTGAAGCCGTTTGGGGACATCAGCGAGCAGCAGAGTATCTCGAACGTGCGGGTGTGAAGAGCAAGTCAGGTCAATGGGTTGTTTTCTTCGCTATACTCGCTCCTTATTGGGGGTATTGGGAGAGAGGATTCGTAAAACCTGTGGGAAAATTCATGGGCTCAAAGAGACCTATTCGTGGTGCAGTATTCCTCCAATTCAGCGTAATGGCTGAGACCTACGATTCCGTCAAGAATGAACTAAAACCGATGCGAACCAGATTCAGCGTACACGTAGACAAATACGCAAGCAAATCTCTTTACAGGCAAGCTAAACGTAACCTCAAAAATTCATAAGATATGGTAAATGAATCAAGAAATGATTTGAACGACTATTTGTACGGCTTGTTTTACAATTCTGTAAGCAAGAATGTATATCCGAAAGACGTTCCTACGGAGCTTACTCCGAGCGACACGCACGACGGCTTTATCGTTCTCCGCGCAAGTAGCATCAATGATATTGGCGAGTTCCGCAAGGAAACCTCTGCTACGGTTCGTTGCTATGTTGAGGTCTACGTTCCTGTTATCTCGCGAGGTCGATACAACCGAGTGCTATACAAGCAGTACGAGGACTCCGTGAACTCAGTCATAGATGCCGAGATAGCCAATCCTTCAAGTAACACATATACCATTCTTGACGAAGGGCTTCTCTCATACGACGACGACGAGCACAGCGACGGAGATAACCGCTATATGCTTTTCATCAAATCCTTCTTGGTCTTGATAGACGAGGAGGCTACAAAAAATAACAACAACAATTAAATTTCATAGAAAGGAAACAAATTATGGCAAAGGCAACAACAGTAAAAGCCATCTCTTTGAAGTATGGTGACGTTGCAGCAGCAACTCCTGCAACATCTCTCATGGGTGTTCTCAAGGGACTAACAATAGGTCAGGATGAGCCTACAAGTACAGAAATCGAGGCTGAGTTCTATGATGCTCCATTCGACATCTTCTACGACGGCAACCCTGTAACCCTCACCTTCGAGCTTGCTAACTACGAGCTTTCTGAGCTTCCTGCTCTCTTCGGTGGCTCTGTAGATAACACAACAGGCGACTACGAGGGCGCTTACAACGCATTCACCTCAGAGCACGCTTGGGAGCTTGAGTTCCAGCGCGGTCATAAGGCTCTCTACATCTACCGCGGTCTCACCGTAGGTACTGTAAAGAAGGATGCTGACGGCGCACTCAACTTCAACGTCACCATCACAGCTCTTGTGTACAATGATGGTACAACCGACCACATGTACAAGATTAAGAGCCGTCCTGCTGCTCAGGGCAACGGCTAAACCATTCCGACCGCGAGGTCTTTTTATAGTTTTTCGTGAACGTTGGGGGTGCGTTAAATGGGGAAACCCCACTGCGCACCCCTTTTCTGTTCACGGACAATACGAGACCTCCTCATACAATCACGAAAAAAATAACGAAAAGACACAAGGAAATGGAAAAGGAACACAAGAACGAAGAGCAAGAGATAAACGACTTCAGTGTAGACGTGAAGCGTGACATTCTCGACATTATCAACGACTGTCCTTCACTTGTGAGGCTCGGAGACAAGGAGTATGCAGTGCAGAACATGCGTTTTTACTCCCTCTACCGCGTTTGCAAGCTTGCGACAGACATGCACAAGGCTGACGAGAAAATGGACGACGACAACGCGATTGTCACAGCTCTATGCACCGACCTCGACGCCATGTGTGAGATAGTGGCGATAATACTCTGTAATCACTATTTCACTCCAGAAGGAAATTCCGCCACCTTTGAGGAGGTAAGGTCGAAGAACGACAAGATGATAAGCATAATGAAGGCAAAGGTCATGCAGTCGACATTCGATACGAACCAGTGGGGTGCAATCATCATCGGAGCGATAAAGTCAATAGACTTGGGAGGTTTTTTTTTACTCAAAAAATCGGTGAATATGCTTACGGATTCACTTCTCGCGAGGAAGAAGAACTCAATGGAGACAGCCTCACAGTTTATGGAAGCACTATCGTTGCAGACGCAGCCGATTTCTTGAGAACTTTCCCTCAGTACCAATTAGATGATTATCTCTACAGACTTTCCATAGCGAGGATTCAGTTCATGTCCGTGGATAATACCCACACTAAGTATCTGAAAGGCAAGGACAAGAAAGCATGGGAGAACTACAAGTCCGCTCTTGAGACGCAGAAGAAATTTGATAATTTCTTGAGTTCCTTTGACAAAATCGACCTCAAAGACGGAGAGGAGTACGAGATACCTGTTCGCAAGAACAAGGTTCAACCTAAAACAGAAAAATCAAACAACAACATATAACGTATGGCAAATCAACCAACCATTGTCGCCGCCTCTCTCGACGACTCTCAGATG